TGTCAAACCTACGCCATTTTTATAATGCGGAACTAAGTTTTTAGTTCTTCCTGCTGGAATAACTTTAGAACCTCTAGGCAAATTGAGCAATACATCTCGTCCCTCTGGAATGTATGAACGTCCATTAGGTTCAATGATTAACTCTTTAAAGTTTGCTCCTTTTTGGTCATTAACTACAGCCGCTCCACCTTTATGAAAATTGGTTCCTTTTTCTAATCCTATCTTTTCGCCGATATATTCAAAGAACGTTTTTACAGTTAATTTTTTCTCTTCCGGCTTCTTCAGTGTAGTATCCCATGCATTGTTCAACCCAGAAATATCTGCACCAACTGCTGCTGCATTTGATTCACCTTTGAAATACTTATCATTTGGATTGTATTGGTTATATCCAGAAATTAAATTAGTCGACTCATTTGTTGCACCTTTTACGTTTGAATTATCACCTTTAAGAATTTTAGTCGCAGGATTAGTTGCATCTAAATCTAAAAGAGCACCTTTAGCATCTTGTGTAGGGCCCATAATCCCAGCATTGTTTGCCTGTAAATACTTCAATAATGGATTAGTAGCATCATATTCATTGAGCTTAGTTTTCGACTCTTCAATTTTTTGATTTGCTTCTTCCGTATTAATAATTGGCGATTTAATTCCAATTTCTTCAGCATTATAAAGCTGTACATTACCTTTAAGGTTATTGATAACCTCGCTTGCTTCGTCTTTCAACTCCGCAGTTTTCTTTTCAATATGCGTTTCATTTATCTCTTGTATAGCTAAATTAAAATTATTAAGCTTGCGATTCGCTTCTGTATCTTCAATTTCAGGCTTTTTAGGTTCTAAACCAAGCCCATTGAATTCATTCATTAAATCGCTTGTTGTTCTTAATTTTGAGTCTGCGCTTGAACTATCAATAAGCAACTGCTTTGTAGGTTCATCTAATTTTTCCCATATGCCATAACGTTGAATAATATCAAACAGTTCATCTTCACCTTTTGCCTCAACAATTGCAGTTTGTACCTTAGGGCTTAATTGATCCCAAACTCCAATATCTTCAATTGCTTTTATAATTGGCAATGATGCTTTATCTTTAACTAATAACTCCTTGCTTTCAACTGGTAATTCATTCCATAACCCTAAACGCAACATCGTTTCAGCTAGTTCTTTTTCGCCCTCAGATTGAATAATTGCTTTTTTCTGTTCAAAGCTCAATTCAGCCCATTTTCCCGAAGTTTCAAGAAATTCTAACGTGGTTTCTTTTGCGTTAGAATCTAAGAAGAGTTTCTTCTCGCTCCAATCCAATTTATCCCATAAATCGGCATCAGCTAAAACACTAGCAATTTCTTCTTTCGAATTGCTCGCAATCAACATGTCTTTAACGGATTGATCTTCAATCTTATCCCATTCGCCTTTTGCGTCAAGTATTTCAGGGACAATCCCTTTA